CTTGAGATTGTTGGTATGATTGACGATTTCTTAATGACATCATTTGCATCACAAGGAGAAATGAACGCGTTTATTAGAGAGGGAGCCACTAAAAGAAAAGCAATTCTTACTCGCTTTTTAGATCTACAGATATTTGACGAAATGCTAAAAATCGCTAAGAATCAGATGCTTGAGCTTAGGGGTGAGATGAAGGCTGCACCAGACAGAGATTGGGGAACATTAATACAAGAAAAAACCTCAGTAATAGAATCCCTAACCTCAGAAAGAGAAGAAATAGAGCAAGAGCTTTCAGATCTTAAAGACAAGCGCGATCAACTAAAGATTCAATTGGCTGCGTTACCCTCAGAGTCACGATTTACGCAGTCTGAAATAAATGAACAGGTATTAAGGCTTCAGGATCTTGAAGAAAAAAGATTGATATCTCATTCAGAGATTATAGAAACATCCGGAAAAATGCACGGTATTTTAAAGCGTATTGAAAAAATAGCTATTATTCGTGAGCAGTTTCCAATCGAAGAGCTTAGAGGCGAAGCTGATGACCAAAACGCATTAACTCGTCAAGTTGACGGCCTCGAAGCAGCCCTTAATCTTCTTTTGCAAAAGCTTGAAAGTAAGAAAAAGTCAGCAAAAAAGCTCGAGCGTGTGCCATGTGGTGACCAATTCCCTAAATGTCCGTACATCAAAGATGCTCACAAGAGCGCATCAGAGCTCGATGATCAAAAAGCTCAAATAGCGTCAACAAAGAAAGACTTAAAGGGTGTTAAGAAAAGTCTTAAAACGTTGATAGACAAGCAGCTAACTGAAAAGCTAAAAAGGTACAACGAAATTTTAGCACAAGAGCAAGAGCTGAAGTTGTCCAATTCTGATCTTAAGCTACACCTAAGAGAATCTGAAGCCACACATCAATCTATAATCTCCGAGATTGACCATGGCAAAGAGCACTTAAGAGACATGCGGCTGCGTTCAATAGATGAAGAGAAAGATTCAGAGATTGTATTAATGAGAAACAATCTTGTAGATTTAGAAAAAAGAGTATCAGAAATCGATGCAGAGCGTCTATACCTTACTGAGCAACTAAGCATTTCTAAGCAACAACTTGCTGTTCTCTCTGAAGAAAAAGAGAAGTTTGGAGCAGTTAGGCAGAGGTGGGAGACGTACTCAACATTTACTCAGGCTGTTGATAAAAAAGGTATTCCATTGACGATATTATCACTACAACTCCCACAGATTAATGCCGAGCTTAGAAAAATCTTACAGGGCGTTGTTAATTTTGAGCTAGAACTAACGGCTGATTCTGATTCTAATAATATGGACATTCTTGTTGATTATGGAGATTCAAAGAGGATCATAGAATCTGGGTCAGGAATGGAGAAGATGATTTCTTCGCTTGCTCTAAGGGTTGCGTTGATTAATGTGTGTAATGCACCACGTAGTGATATTTTTATTATTGATGAGGGCTTTGGTGCTTTAGATGATAAGAACATTGAGGCATGCAGCAGGTTGTTGACATCATTAAAGAAGTATTTTTCAAATATTCTCATCATCTCTCACGTCGATGCAGTGAAAGATGTTGTAGATAATGTTTTAGACATTCAGAAGGAAGGTAAAGATGCAAGAATTAACTACGCGTAAAGCAACTTTTGATTTTGCGCCTGTTGATTGTCCTATATGTAATTTAATGTTAGAAGATCTAAATGACAGTATTCAATACTTAGAGACCGGGTGCTGCGGTAATTGTTGGGTATCATTTTTAGAGCCTCTCAGAAAGCTAAAGCAGGATGATGATTATGAGCCCACCAAGAAAGAAATGAAAGAGTGGAATAAAAAACTAGCGAAATGCGATAATTAATTTCGGGAGAGATGATATGTTAACAACCCAAGAAATAAATGCACTAGGTCAGATTTGTCAAACGTCATGGGGCAAATCTAGCGATGAAATGAGATTAACTTCTAGCTTAGCTGGGGATTCGCTGCAATTAACGATGCAGCAGATCGTTCACTTCGGTAGAGAAAAATCTCTAGAATTGCAGTCAAGACATCTTAATGAAGTTTCAAATGACATTTTTACTGATGCTATTAAAAAGATAAAAGGTCAGTTTAAAGATATTGCCGGTAGGACTCTTAAGTGTGAAGAAGTTAGTCGAGATTGGGATCTAGAAATGGTCCAGGCTACCTCAAATTCTCCAAGAAGAATTGCGTACTATCGAGCGTTAATAAATTTGAAAGTTAGTTGATGAGTCTTAATGCCTCCACTGAACAAACAAAAACAAATAGCCGAAATTGTAAAGTGCGGTAAAGACCCTGCTTACTTTATTAATCGCTATGTTCAGATCCAGCATCCGATTCGTGGCAGAATTCCTTTTCACACGTTTCCCTTTCAAGATGATTGCTTAAAAGATTTTAACGAACACAGGTTTAATGTTGTTGTAAAGTCCAGGCAACTTGGTCTTTCTACTCTGTCTGCTGCTTATGCAGTGTGGATGGCTCTTTTTAGAAAAGACAAGACAATTCTTGTTATCGCAACAAAGCTCGCAGTTGCTCAGAACTTCATTAAAAAAGTAAAAATCGCTCTGACAGGAATCCCTAAGTGGATGTGGATAACAGAAATAACAGCAAAGAATACTCAAGCAATTGAGTTTTCAAATGGTTCTGCTATAAAAGCCGTACCGACGTCTGATGATGCGGGACGATCTGAGGCGTTAAGTCTGTTAATAGTTGATGAGGCTGCTTTCATTAGAAATTTTGATGAGCTTTGGAAAGGCCTTTATCCTACACTGTCAACAGGTGGTAGAGCCATAATAGTCAGCACGCCCAACGGAACAGGCGGCCAGTATTACGACATATATCATAATGCTGCAAATGGTGAAAATGAGTTTAACGCGATAAAGCTTCCGTGGGACGTACACCCAGAGAGAGGCGATGAGTGGTTCAACAATGAGTCTAAAAACTTAAACAAACAGCAAATAGCTCAAGAGTTATTGTGCGATTTTCAGGCATCTGGAGATACGTTTCTTGCGACAGAAGAAATCGAAAAATTAAGAGCAAGAATACGCACACCTCTAGAAAAGTGGGGGCCCGAAAACAATGTGTGGGTTTGGAAGTACGCTTTAGAGGGTCACCAGTATATTATCTCCGCAGATGTAGCGCGGGGTGACGGTGCAGATTATTCAACATTTCATGTAATAGATACCGTCCAATCAGAAGTTGTTGCAGAGTTCAAGGGGAAGGTCCCACCTGACCAGCTGGCATATCTTCTTATAGAAGCAGCCAAAAGATATTCAGAGGCCCTCCTGTGTCCCGAAAGTAACACTTACGGCTATGCTGTTTTAATGAAGTTGAATGAGCTTGGCTATAGAAACATTTATTTTGCGAAAGAAAAAGATAAATTTGACGTGTTATACGGAAATGGCTCAATCGGAAAAGCTGGTTTTTCAACGCAAGCAGCTCGAAGAGCACAAATTCTTACGAAGCTAGAGGAATCTCTGAGGAATGATAAGATAGAAATTTATTCAAGCAGATTTGTAGATGAATTAAAGACTTTCGTCTGGAACAACAACAAGGCGCAAGCTCAAAGAGGCAAAAATGATGATTTAGTAATGTCACTTGCCATTGGGTTGTGGCTTTATGACGTAGACACAAAGAGGTCTAAGTCATCCGTCGACTTGAACGCCGCGATGCTCGCTGGCTTTGCGATGAATAAGAGAGAAGCTCCTGGAAAAGACATGTCTAAGTTCAATCAACAGGTTGGAATATTTTCATCACGTGGAATTCCTACGTTGATGGAGGCAGAGCATCCTGCAGTTTCTGGGTCATTAGATTTTAAGTGGTTGCTATAGTCTTTATATTATAGCTTGAGGGTAATATGGCGAATAAGGGTAATATATTTCAGCGTTTGACTAAGCTTTTCCGGGCAGGACCTGTTGTCAAAAGAAAAGTCAGAGCGAACACACCTGGGATGAATTCATCTGCAGCTGAGCTTTTTAAGCGCGCTCACAATGATGTCTATAACACAACATTGAGCGCTTATGGTTCATTCGACAGAATGTCTAGATACTCAGATTTCTCTGAAATGGAAGCGACACCAGAAATCGCATCTGCTTTAGACATATACGCTGAAGAAACAGTCAGCCCGGACGAACACGGCCGTGTATTGCATATTTTTTGTGAAGATGAAATAAAGAAGGAGCTTCTTGAAACGCTATTCTACGATACGCTAAATCTTGAGTTTAATCTTGTAATGTGGGTGAGAAATCTATGCAAATATGGCGACTTCTTTTTGTTTAACGATGTCGATCCGCAATACGGCGTCATCAACGGGTACCCGATCCCTATTTCTGAGATTGAAAGAGAGGAGGGCTTCGACCCAGAAAACCCGGGAGCTGTTAGATTTCGCTGGCTTACTCAAGGAAATTCAGTTTTAGAGAATTGGCAGATTTCGCACTTTCGTCTTTTAGGAAATGATGCATTTTTGCCATACGGTAGCAGTGTTCTAGAATCTGCAAGAAGAATTTGGCGTCAATTAATTTTGATTGAAGATGCGATGCTTGTATATCGAGTAATCAGAGCTCCAGAGCGTCGAGTATTCTATATTGATGTTGGTAACGTACCTCCTGAAGATGTCCCAAATTATCTAGAGCAAGCAACTTCAACGCTAAAAAGATCTCAGGTTGTTGATAACACGACTGGTAAGGTCGACCTGAGGTATAACCCATTATCGGTGGATGAAGACTACTTTATT